CTCGACAACGGCATCTTTTGGCTAGGTGCCGACGCCCGTGGTCAGGGCATTGTTTACCGAGCCAACGGCTATGTCGGGCAGCGGGTTTCCACCCATGCCATTGAATACGCCATCCAGTCTTACGGCACCATCTCGGATGCCATTGCCTACACCTACCAGCAGGAAGGCCATGCCTTCTATGTGCTGTCCTTCCCGACTGCGGGCAAAACGTGGGTGTACGATGTCTCCGTAAACTCATGGCACGAGCGCGCAGGATTCAGCAACGGCGCGTTTGTGCGGCACCGCAGCAATTGCCATGCCAGTTTCCAAGGTCTGCCCCATGTGGGCGACTACGAGAACGGCAAGGTGTACGTGTTTGACCTGAGCGTGTACCAAGACGGCGAGACGCCTCAGAAGTGGCTGCGGTCTTGGCGTGCGTTGCCGACCGGGCAGAACAACCTTAAGCGCAGCGTCCACCATATGCTGCAACTGGATTGCGAGTCAGGCGTTGGCCTGAATACGGGCCAAGGCAACGACCCGCAGATAATTTTGCGGTTTTCGGATGATGGCGGGCATACCTGGTCTAACGAAAAGTGGGCCAGCATGGGCAAGTTCGGCAATTACCAACGCCGTGCCATTTGGCGGCGTCTTGGCATGACGCTGAAGCTGCGCGACCGCGTGTATGAAGTATCGGGCACCGATCCCGTCAAGATAATCATCATGGGCGCGGAACTGGCGGTGGATGGCACCAATGCCTGATACGCCTCCAAACATCACCCAGATTCCTGCACCGCGTGTCGATTTCATTGACAAGCGCACGGGCTTGATGGCTCGTGAGTGGTATCGGTTTTTTATCAACCTGTACCAAATCACGGGTGGTGGCAGTTCACAGGCATCCGTAGAAGACCTGCAATTGGTGCCGCCGCTTATCGGGTCGGATTCCCAGATTGCGGAGATTCAAAATCAGTTGCAGTCATTGTTTTTGCAACCTCCTACGCCTGAAGTGCAGCGACTGTATTACGGGGCGTTTTACGATACTACCAATCAAGTCGCCGCTGTTGCCAATACCGCTTACGCCATCACGCTGAACTCAACAGACTTTTCGTATGGCGTTGATCGTGGCAGCCCTACTTCTCGGGTGATTGTCAACGCGCCTGGGGCGTACAACGTCCAATTTAGCAGTCAGTTTACGTCTACGTCTGCCTCATCTCATGTTGTATCTATTTGGTTTCGCATCAACGGAACCGATGTGCCGTATTCCGCTACCAAAATCACCATGCAGGGATCGTCGGGCAAGTTCGTTGCAGCATGGAACTTTATGGTTAAAATGAAAACCGGCGACTATTTTGAGTTGATGTGGGCTACTGACAATATTGCGGTATCCCTAGAGGCATCGGCAGCATCCGGAGTGGTGCCTGCGGTTCCATCCACCATCCTTACCGTTTCACAGGTGAACCTGCTATGACCGTCGCTCTCTCTCCCGTTGCTGGCGCTGGCTGGCAGTTTTTTGCCGATTCGGGTGCCGTGCTGGCGGGTGGACTGCTGTACACCTACTCGGCAGGCACTACCACTCCGCTGGCAACCTATCAAGACTCGGCTGGCTCGGTTGTGCACACCAACCCCATCGTGCTGGATTCCGCTGGGCGCATTTCGTCTGAGGTGTGGCTTACCACGGGCAGCATTTACAAATTTGTCCTGAAAACCTCAACGGGCGTTACTTTGTGGACGATGGACAACCTGCGCGGCATCAACGATCCCGCATCGGTAGCATGGTCTGTCATCACGGGCACGCCAACCACGGTTGCTGGCTACGGCATCACGGACGGCCTGACCACGACAGTCGCCGCCTCCACTTACGCCCCGATTGCCAGTCCGACGTTTACCGGAACTGCGTCCGCCAAGGATGAACTTACCAATACTTACAACATCGGTTGGCGGGACACTCCGCAAAACTCGCAAACGACAAGTTACGAATTGGTGCTTGCTGACCGAGGCAAGCAGATTTACATGAACGGCACCTCGCTGACCCTGACGGTGCCTGCCAACGCCTCAGTGGCGTTCCCAGTCGGCACAACCATCCTTATCGTCAACGGCAACTCCACGGCGCTGTCGATTGCCATCACAACCGATACCCTGACCCTCGCCAACTCCACCACCACCGGCACGCGGACGCTGGCCCAGAACGGCCTTGCCACGCTGACCAAGGTGGCTAGTGCAAACTGGGTTATCGCGGGGACGGGCCTGTCGTGACCGGAATCCTCGCCGCTACGGGCTGCATCAAGAACGCAACCCAAACCGTCTACGACTACACCGCTGCCGGAACTGGCACTTTGACCATTCCTGGCGGGTTCACGACCTGCACGGTACAGGCGTGGGGTGCGGGCGGCGGTGGCGGGCGTGGCGGCAATTTCGGCACAAACGGCGGTGGCGGCGGTGGCGGCGGGTACAGCAAAAGCAGCCTGACGGTATCCGGTGCGTCTGGGCAAACCATTCAGTGGACGGTGGGCCTCGCGGGTGTTTCCAACGGTGGTGACGGGGGTTTCAGCAATATCTACGCTGGCACGTTCAGCATGACCACCATGACCGCCAACGGCGGCACGGGCGGTTCCTTGGGCGGCGCAGCAGGCACTGGCGGCACTGCGTCTGGCGGCACGGTCACCAACACCACGGGCAACAACGGATCGGGGGATATTGGCGGCGCTGCCATTGCTGGGGACGGCAGCTTGAGTGCCGGTGCCGGTGGCGACGGCGGTACGGGGGCGGTCAACATCCCCGGCGAACCCTACGAACCCGCCACCAACGGACTGCCGGGCACGGACGGTCGCGTCCGCTTTGTGTTCTCGTAAGGAGGCAACATGGAAATTCTTGCATGGCTTGTTTTTGGTGCTGCACTGTGGGCTGCTTACCATTTGTGGTATGTTCCCCGTGGAACCAAAACCAACGCCGGGTCTCGCCCCACGGAAGTTGACAAGCAGGACAAGCACTAATGGCTGTCACCCTTAAAGTACTGATTCCCGCCAAGATTGCCGAGTCTACCCAGACCACGCAATACACGGCCTCGGGCGTCACTGCCATTATTGACAAGTTTACTGCCACCAACTATTCGGCGGCGACTGCCAACTTGTCTATCAATCTTGTCACGCAGTACGACTCGACGGGCAATCAGAATCTCATCGTCAAAACCAAGTCCTTGGCGGCTGGCGAGACGTACACCTTTCCGGAGATTGTCGGGCACTATCTCGCCTCCGGTGGTTACATCTCCACGCTGGCGGGCACTGGCTCTGCCATCAACATTCGTTGCAGCGGGCGGGAAGTGACCTGATGACTGATGTAGTTGCCACTGATGCTTCTCGTGCTTCCGTTGAGGCGTTGCAGTCGGCAATCTCGGTGTTGCCACAAGAGCATTTTCCGACTGAGCATATATTTCACGGCGGAATGTACTGCCGCCAAGTATGGCGTCCCGCTGGGGCGCTGATAGTTGGCAAGGTTCACAAGAAAGACCACTTTTACATGGTCGTTTACGGAACCGTGCTAATCACCAGCGATGATGGCCCGATAGAAGTGACTGGCCCATATTTGTTCCAATCAAAACCTGGCACCAAGCGTGCGGTATACGCATTGACCGATGCTTTGTGCATGACCTTTCACCGAGCGGATTCCGACACGGTGGAAGACGTTGAAGACGAATTGGTTGAGGAAGACCCCACTGCCACTTATGGCGTGGGCAACATACCCAAACCTCCTGTTGTAGAGGTGCTGACATGAGTTACATTGCTGCTGGCGCGCTTATTGGCGGCGGTTCCATTCTCGGTGGTTTGTTTGGCTCTAGTGCAGCCAAAAAAGCCGCCAAAGCTCAGTTGCAGGCTTCGCGTGAAGCGATGGCATTGCAGGAACGGATGTTCAACCAGCAGGTTGCCTTGCAGGAGCCGTTCCGTCAGGCAGGACTGACAACGCAGAACGAGCTGTTGCGGCAGATGGGGTTGTCAGGAGACGCCACCTCGCAGGGTTACGGCAACCTCATGCGAGACTTTACGATGGCAGACTATCAGGCAGACCCTGGTTATGCCTTTCGTATGTCAGAGGGGCTGAAGGCGCTGGATCGTCAGGCCGCAGCACGCGGCGGACTCATCTCCGGCGCTGCCCTTAAAGCATCCCAGCGATATGGGCAGGATTTGGCGTCGCAGGAATACCAGAACGCCTACAACCGCTACAACCAGAATCGCGGCACTCGTTACAATATGCTGACTGGTCAACAGGCGGTCGGTCAGGGAGCCACGAACGCTCAGGCACAAGCGGCAGGAAACTACGGTCAGGCAGGAGCCAACATCCTGACGGACATGGGTAACGCTC